AGTGTACCTCTGCTCAAACCAGTAACATCTTCAATTCGCATCAGAATCGCATTAAGTCCCTCTGTATAAGATGTATCTCGTAGTGCAGGAGCATAAGGTTGAAATAAATCATCTGCTTCAACATCGACCTGTCGATATAATCTCTGTTGCATTGCGCCCAACATTGAGTGCCCTCTATCAGAATTATTATTCTCACTTAACCACATGAACGCATCACGGTCTACATTAACAGCCATTTCGCCAGCTTCATACTCCCAAAGAAGTCTACTGTATTGCATATCAGCGTCCTTAATCAAATTGACAGCACGGCTAAATCCACTAACTCCGAGCGGACTTGTTGTGTCAACGGTATTTGCTTCCGGCATCTTAAAGTATGCGAAAAGTGGCTTATCGACATTGTTGATGATTATGTCAGACTGTAAACTCGCCCATTCTGGAACAGATGCAAGTGAAATCTCTTGACCTAAATCAAGTCCAGACATATCTCCGCCACTTGTATTCTGCGTTGATTTAAACGCTCTGTTAATTACTCTAACAGAGTTACCACTAAATTTGTGATACTCAAGTCTGCGATAAACAATATCATTTTCGGTCTTTGTTTGAATAAACGCCGCCTCTGTGATTTTGCCTGCGGCATCAAATGCAAGCGGATAAAAAGCGTCTGCTTGTATGAAATCAAACTCAATTTCAAATTTTTGCGGTACAGCACGATTTATCTGCTCGTCTGCTTGCGTATTTTGACTTTCTAGCGCATTTTGTGCGTTAGACATAATAACATAGGGTTTAATTACTAAACCCCCCTTAGCGACCCCATATTCAATCTGTGTGCGTAACTGTCTTTTTAGTTTCTTGTATTGCTCATTCAAATACTTAGCACGTTCAGTATTAGAAACAGGCTTTTCTTTCTTAGGTTCTGCAAACGCACTAAGGGAGAGTGAATTAAAATCATTCCCACTACTATCATCGCTCTCATTGTCGTTAGATGTACCACTATACTTAATATTTTTGACTTTCGTTTCAATCTCAATCATTGGAGTTGTAATTTCTGATTGAAATTCGATTAACGCTGTTCTTGCTTTCTCACTTGCAATCAAAGCTGGAAGCCCTAGCGATGTAATACGGGTTGCGTTGCCTGGCTGAGGTTCTTGCAACCACGGTGCTTGGTCTTTATACATATCCGCCCAAAGTTGAATGGAGTGTTCCATTTGACTTGAGATAACGGGCGCAACGTGCAATGTTTGCTCAATAGTTCTTGCTCCCAACATACTCTTAATAATCTCCTTAATTTTAGATGAAATTGCTGACCACATCGACATTATAATTTCTCCACAGTTGTATCGGAATACCCACGCCGCCTACTAATTGTTTGACTACCAGTATTCTGTTTCGGTCGTTGTCCACTTAACTTGTTTGTCTTACGTCTGTCTAAATCTTTATCTTTTCTTATTCTGCCCATTCTGTGTCACCATTCAAATACTTAATGTATCTTACGTTTCCTGCATAATCATCGAATGTTCGTGCGTAAAACAAAATTTCCTTTGGCTCTAATCTACGCAACATTTCATTGTACCCATCCATGAATAGCTTTCGCATTTCTTTGTTCTGCATACAGCCTACATTACTTACAGCGACAATGCTATGCTTAGGTTCTCCGTCAAAACAGAAATCCCATGTGTCTTTTCCTAGCCACTGTATTGTCGGGAATACAGTAATACCATTCTCCTGCCAATATCTAGCGACCCAATGCTTACGATAGTGATTAAAGATATTCACAGCACGTGGAAATCTTAACCCCAAACTAAAGTCGGGACTAAGAACACAATTAAATTTTTGTAGATACTTAACATATGTATTCGGACTATTCCACACACGCTCAAATTGATAATCGTCTAAAAAGAAATGTACTCCTGTTTTAGAGTTCGATTTTCTTCTCGACTTAACAAAGTTAAACCCAGTCCAATTCTCTGCCGTGTAATTATATTCAGGCAGTATCTCTGGTATGTCGAATTGTCCGACTCCATCATATAGTTGTGTTTCTAAGTTCAAAAATTGTCCCATACTTCTCCTATATCTTATTGTATGATATTTTTGTGGACTATTCAACTATCTCGTAAGTTTCTTCAAAAATAGTCCGCTCACATGGATATAACTCGCCACGCACGCCTTTAATTAGATAGTCGTTCTCATACGCTTTCATACTTCCCTCTAATGTGTCAATTCTCCACGAGTAATCAATCTCGTCCCACTCAATAGCGTGTCTGCGATATGCTATCAACACCCACGCTGGCGCCGCATTAAGTTCTTCAACATCAAGTTGCCAAACATCTACAATAATAGGTTTTTTAATTGCTCTCATCTTAATTACCTCGTCTATTTGCGTATCGCTCTAATCCATAGCGCACCGCATCAATACTGTGGTTATCTTCATCTGGATAAGCACTAATAAAGTTACCGTCCCTGTCTTGCTCATATTCATAGCTTACAAACTCACGATAAGTTTCTGGACACTTACGTTTGTCAATATAAATATGCCGTAAACCCTGCAACCACTTAATTCCGTACCTAACACTATCTGGACCTTTCTTTGCGCCCTTAATAAATGCTCCGTAAGAACGAAAGTCTGCCACCGACTTTTCTTCTGCGCTGTCCGCTGTGACAAGTTCATCTTTGCGAATTTTCTTTAATTCGTTATACAAGATATTAAACACTTCTTCGTTTCTCGTCCGCACCGTTGAATATTCATCAAAGATATATAGGTCTAAGTGCTTTTTATCAAAGTGCATCTTCACAAATCTAAATGGATCGATTGCAAATCCCCAGTCGATTCCATTATATATCTGGTCAAATGTTCTCCACATAGGAACAGTATCAATGACATTTCCATACGCATCTGTAATATCGGTCGGTTGCTCCATATCTAAATCTTCAACATTGGCAAATACATCACCGCCAGTACCTACAGGAACACCCATATACTCATGTGTATACGCACGTTCGTTTATGCTTTTTAATTCCTCAGCCTCTTCAATAAACTGTTTTCCTAGCCAATCAATTGGAACATCAAGATAGCTGTTTCTAACAACTAACGTATTATCTCTGGTTTCTGCAATATCTGCGTATTCATTTGCCCAGTTATTCTTACTAATCGGAGGGTTAAATGTACGAAAATCCCAAAAATAATCTCCGCCACGCATTGTAGACTGCGTAACAGTACGCAATTCATTTTCTCCTGCGTACTGGTCAAGTTCTTCAAACCATGTAATACCAATGTACCCAAACTTAGGCTTGATAGACTTCACTTTTTGCGGATCGTCAAGTCCTAAAAAGAAGATTTGTTGTCCTGTTGGAATATAAGTAATGGGATTGCTGTATGTTTTTGGAATTTTAAATAAACTCTCAAGACCAAGTTGATAAATTCCCCACACAACCTGTGCGTAAATACTGTTTTGAATCGTATTACCAACCTTACGAAAACACGCCGCATGAACAGTTGGATTCATAATCAGCAATAAAGGAATTGCAATCCCGCCAACAAAACTCGACTTTGTAGAACCACGCCCACCTGCGAATACATAGTGGACGTGGTCATGTTCAAAAATGTCTTGCAGGACAGGATAATACATTGGTATTATCATATCCTTCATTGGTATATTAATGTTAGGCGCTGTATTTACCATTTCTTCTCCGGCGCATTTGCGGCTTGTTGTAATCTAATGTACCACGGTGCTTTACTTGTCCAATCGTAGTGCGGTAAATCAATACCATTATTCGCTTTGTAAATCTGCCGAACAATTTTTAACTGGTCGGGATGTGATAATGTTCGTGAAGCATGTCCATCGAACCAATAAACAGTTCCCTTTTTATCTACGGTGTATGTACATTGCATTTCTTCTCCGCCTTTCTTTTGTGCTGATTCAATCTTTGCTCCGTTATCTAAGACAACTACTGTATGTCCTTTACTACGAGTAACAAGAATATCTCCTCGCATCAGATAATCACTTGATTTACAATACTTATCACTTGTTAAAATCTCAAATTGTCCTGTGTCTTTTAGTGTTTGTAACTCTGTTGCTGTATAAAAGTCTTGTGCCTGCACTCCTGCGTACCATACACATACTCTGACAAGTCTAGCGCAATCGGTTTCGCACTTCGTTGTGACTTTGCTACAATCAAAACCAACTTGCTTTACAACATTCCACAACGTTTGATTTTGATACTGGTCATAGCCAATGTTTGGATTGTTACAAGCATATTCCATATTCTTCGCAATGCGGTCACGCTTTATAGCATCCTTTGCACGAATTACAAACCACCCCTTGTTGTGTAAATACCAATTCTCAATCGCAACTTCTTTTCCAGTCTGGTCGCCTGCTTTACCACTATGCGCACGACCGTTCTCATCAATTCTTGCACTTCCTACTCTGACCACTTTATTCTCCTCTGAACGTGTGTTCGTCTTTACGTTACTCGGCGTTGTAAAAAAATCAAGTGGCTTTGACCCAGTAGGTCGATTTAAGTCAACATGAAATCCAATGCCTGAAACATAGCCCTCAGATGAATATTGATGAAAGTCTGCTCCCACATGACAATCAAATGTTCTATCAAACGAGCCATTATTACGACCATAACGAGCCTCCCACCACGCACAAGTATTAGGACGCTTTGCAACTAGCGCACTATACTTTTGATACTCTGAATACATCGTGTAAACCATTGTCTTTGCGCTTTGTGTTGATAAATAATCAAGCGCCGCTCTTACATTATCAGCGTCATTGTGTTCCTCTACATCAAGTATATACCCAACAAAGTAATCGCCAACTCTATTCTTACAAGTGCTGACTAAAAACTCTGCTTGTGCTTTCTCGTTTCCCTTATCAAGATAAGTGTAAAGCCAATATGGAATTTTATACTTCTCGCACCCTCGAATAAAATCATCAAGTGTCTTATCTACAAAACTAGTGCCTTGTGTTGCTTTACTAATCAACACTCCACACTCTTTTTTTACTTTGTCCCAATCAATGACGGGATGATAATGACTAATATCAGGATATAATACCATTACTTCCTCCAATCAAGCGTAACACTAATCTGCGGTGTATTGTTTTGAGTACGTTGCTCAATATCCACAGTTCTCTTAGCAAGCTCTACTGCCGCTTTAATTCTATCACTCAACGTAGCATCAAGCCCGAATTGGTCTTTAATCTCACCGTTCATCGCTCTAGTAAGAAATTGCATAACCTCTGCGCTACTCGCTACCGCTCTACTCATCGCATTTCTGTTATACCTATCAATCTCCTCTAGCACTTTAGGGTTACGCATTAACTTCGACCCTTGTGATGAGGCGTTTGCCGGTGCGTAGCCCGCTTTTATTGCACTCTGCTCTATCTGTCCGCCACTCTTAATATAATGCTTGATAAAGTCTTTTTGTTGTTGTGATAAATCCTTATTCTTAAATGTTCTAGGTCTAGCCATAATACTCATCCTCTAACTTAAAGTATTCCCAAAATCTACTCAAATAATATCATCATACATCCAAAATTGCAAT